GTTGTTGTTGAGGATGTAAAATGAAAAAACCAGGACTAACATGGTGGCAACGATTCAAGAACGCAACGAAGTCATACCGGAAGCGGGTGAAGGTGTGTGGTGTGACGGTTTGGAAAAGTAAAATTCAGGAGACAGATAGTTATACCGGTGTGCAAACCATGAACGACAAATACGGTGACGGCAGTAACCATGAGGTTTGCAAGAGATGTGGCATGTGTGTCGATTGTGGAGATTGTGAAAAGTATGGTTGTGAGGCGAATAGATGAGGTATGCTAAGAATATTGATCTAAACCAGAATGAAATCGTTGAACAGTTGCTCGATATCCCGGGTGTGTCGGTATCATTGGATCATGATGATATTTTTGTTGGGGTAGGTGGTAGAAATTACTGGTTTGAGATAAAGAGTGAAAACGCAGTAAGCAAGAAAACAGGCAAGGTGCTTGAGTCGGCAAAGTCGGACAGCCAGAAGGAATTGGAAGCGGAGTGGACCGGGCACTATGCTATTGTTTCAAGCATTGAAGAAATATTGGAGGCGATAAATGACTGACCATGACAAAGGGAAAACACAATGCCCCATCTGCGAACACTACACGGATAATCCAAAACTGTGTCCTCGATGTGGGTATTGCTTTGAGGGAGGATAAGTATTTGCTAGTTAGCAGATATAACTTGACAAATTGGGTAATTTCGGTCATATATAGAAATATTAACAATTTTATGCCCCAACGTTATGAGTACCTGAGACAAAAACAAAACTATATTTGAAATGGCAGGTCAGAAAAACTATGGGGCATTTTTATTTTGAAGGCTAAGATTTATAATTTTATTAAGTACTTAGCTAGGCAGATTAGAAAAGAATGGCGTGAATACCGGCGCATGCAAGAATAATGGCAGACGGCATAAAGAGAGAATCACAGGCACGTATTAGCACGGAAGCGTATTGAAAGTGGTATGATCGGATTTTCAGGAAAGACAAGCCAAAGAAGGAAGGGAAGAAATAATGACAATGGGTAGGCCATTAAAATTCAAGAGCGTCAAAGAACTTCAAGAGAAGATTGATGTATATTTTGCCTCTTGCCACACCAACAAAGACAACCATTCCATTTTTACCTCACCATACACTATAACAGGACTTGCCCTAGCACTTAAAACCAGCAGGGAGACACTTTGTAATTACGAAGATAGGCCTGAGTTTTTTGACACTATAAAGCAAGCAAAGCTTAGAGTAGAGAACTACGCGGAACAGCAACTCTTTACTGGCAAGGCCACAGGGCCTATATTTGCGCTAAAGAATCATGGGTGGAAAGATACCCAAGGTATAGAGCATAGCGGTGGGGTAAAACTGGATAACCAAACGGACGAAGAACTTGACAACAGAATTAAAGGACTCTTAATCGATTTGGATGCTGGCGACACAAACGATACCAAATAGCAGGGCCGGGAAACTGGCCTTGATCTCCGCATTATCTGAGAAGAAACGCCGGTATGATGCCAATAAACTGTCAAGGCACTATACTTCCTTTTATACATGGCAAAGAAAGTTCTGTGAGAACACCGCAGAATATTTTGAGTCATGCCTTTGTGCAGCAAATCAAATCGGTAAAACAAGAGTAGGCACAACGATAGACGCTTACCACCTGACCGGAGATTACCCAGACGATTATCCAGGGCACAAATTCAACCATCCCCCTATGGCTTGGTGTCTTGGTTATTCAATGGAAAAAACCAGGGACCTTTTACAAAAAGAGTTGTTCGGGGAGTATACACCCGGCGGCGGGTTCACTGGTGGCTTAATCCCCAAAGAGAAAATACACAGTCACGAATCAGCGCAAGGCACTGTAAATGCCATGCGAACTGTCCGGGTTAAGCATCAACTCGGTGTGTCTGTTGTGCAATTCTGGTCTTATACTCAAGGCCAACACGCTATCATGGGTGATGTTGTAGACTGGGTACATGTAGATGAGGAACCAAGGGACCAGACGATACGACCACAACTATTAACAAGAACAATAAATGGTGATCGTGGCAAAGGTGGTCGTATTATTTACACGTTTACTCCAGAGAACGGACGTACTGAGCTTGTAATCCAGTTCAGCGATACACCAACCGCCGACCAGTCATACATGCAGGTAGGGTGGAACGATGCCCCTCACATGACCCTTGAAAAACGCGATAGGCTCTTATCGCAATATCCAGAGTATCAAAGAAAGATGAGGTCTGAGGGCGAGCCGATGTTGGGGCATGGGCGGATATATGACATTGCCGATGATTTTGTTCTGTGTGATCCTTTTGAAATACCTGACTTCTGGAATGTTATTTGCGGTATGGATTTTGGTTGGGATCATCCACAGGCTTTTGTAAAACTGGCGTATGACCCTGACAACGATATTATTTATGAGACAAACTCATGGAAACAAGCCAAGGTAAGTGCGAATGATGCTTGGGGAGCGACTAAGGTATGGGTAAGCAATGTGCCAGTAGCATGGCCTGCCGATGGTTTGCAGCATGAAAAGGGTAAAGATGTCGCAATGCAACAGAAAGAAAACTGGTCCAGGGCTGGGTTCTCTCTGCTTTATGACCATGCCACATGGCAGAAAGGTGGTGTCTCTGTTGAAAATGGGCTGTACGAAATAGCCAACCGTCAAAGAAAAGGAACCTGGAAGATATTCAAAGGGCAACCAGACTCAATGGCAGAGCACAGACAGTACCACAGGGACGAGAAAGGTAAGGTTGTAAAGGTAATGGACGATATTCTGGATGCCAAGAGGTACGCTTACATGATGTTGAGATATGCGAAAAAACAAGGTGAAATAAGCACTGTTAAGCCTGTGTTTAAAAGGCCATCACCATTAAGGCCAATGGGCAGAAGATGAACTATTTAGTTGGTTTATTAAACACACACAACAACAAGCGTTTAGTAAACAGTCGCCAGTACGTTAATACAATGGATATGTAATATGCTAGACCTTGACGAATTAAAATCACTCCACGACAAAGCATATACCGCCAACCAGGTCACAAGGGAACGTGCGGCTAATGATCTTATCTTTTATTGGATAACTCAATGGGACGATACCACCCTGAACGATTCACAACTCTTATACCGCGGTGAGTTTAATATCTTGCGGAAGGCAGGAAGGCAGATACTCTCTGATCTTTCAGTCAACGAGGTACAAGTAGACTTCGAGCCACTTGACGAAACAAAAGATGATGCTGGTGATTTGGTAGATGGATTGTACCGGGCAGATGACAATAGGAATACAAGCCAAGAAGCATACGAGAACGCAGAGCAAGAGGCTGTTGTTTGTGGAGTTGGTGCTTGGGAATTATATACAGATTACGCCAGCATCAAGTCAATGTCTGACAAGCAGGTAATTAAACGCAGACCGATATACGAAGCGAATAATACTGTATTCTGGGACCCTAATTCTAGATTACTTGATAAATCAAATGCTGTTTGTGTCAGTGTGCTAACTGCTTACACTGAAGACGGTTACAAACAACTTGTCGAAGACCTGACCGGGGAAGAAGTTGACGAGGTTAATGTCGACTCTTTCAAGAATCCCGAACAATCATATGTATTCCCTTGGGTCGGCGGCGGTGAAGGGAAGAAAATATATATCACCAACTTTTATCACCGCGTCAAGGTTAAGGACAAGATCTTGTCTATGGTTGACCCTTTCGGGCAAGTCAAGAAGTTATACGAGAAAGACCTTGCGAATATAATGGACGATCTTCTCGATGCTGGTTATTCAATCGAAAACACAAAGGAAACAGAGCGTTGGCAAGTAACAAAATACATTGCCTCTGGGAAAGAGATAATCAAATCCTGGGTGATTGCTGGTGAGCATATTCCTGTTGTGCCTGAGTATGGAGAACATGCAGTAGTCGAAGGAGAGGAGTATTGGGAGGGTGTAACAAGACTTTCCAAAGACCCTCAACGGCTTAGAAACTTCCAGTTATCATACCTTGCTGATATCGTTTCCAGATCACCACGGCAGAAACCTATCTTCATGCAAGAACAGATTGCAACATTTGAGGATATGTATTCTTAATCAGGTTCAGAGAACAATTACCCATACCTTTTACAGATCAGG